AACGGTTGAGGGCTGAATTGTTGAAGATGTTCCTTTCGTTTGGCAATTTCTTTTTTAATCTCTGCGGGGGTTTGAATATGGTCTCTGATATGAGGCAAAAAGCCGACATTCCCACGATCATCGGCTTTAAGCATCTTATCATATTCATTTATTTCTGCTTTTATTTCCGCAATCCTAGCGTTAGATAAAAATGTCCGTAGTGCCTTTTTCTTTTCCATAACATCCCATAAAAAGGTTGGGGTGCGCAAATTGCGCACCCCAAGATTAAAGGTTATCTATTCTCCAGCTCATACCAGATGTTACCATGCCACACCAGCCGATAAGTACTGACTCCACTTAATTCAACCTTGGATACGAGGGTCAATCCAGACTCAATGGTGTCTCCAAGTCCGGCATTCAATATGAATGGCGTTATGCCACCATTATGCCCAGCATAAGAACCAATCTGCTTGAATACGATCTCATACCCCGTACCTCCTGACGACAGGTCACTTGGTAGCGGCAAAGTACAACCCGAATCGGCATCAAAGAAATCGAGATCAATCAGGTAAATCCAGTAATCCGTGGTAAGCTGATATTCACTTCCCCCGGATGTGCAGTCAAACACACTCACGCCAGTCTTAGTCACAGTCTCAGACAAAGATCTCCCGGTAACTGCGAGATCATTATTAACAATGATATAATCCGTTGTTAATACGCCCGAACTATTGAGTTCGAAGATAAGCGTGGTACTGGACGTGTAAACCTGTAATGCCCATGTCTCCCCACTGATTAGTTCATATCTATGGGGAGGCTGGTATAGACTCCACCTGGCTCCCGTTATACACAGGAACACAATGACCAACGCTAGAAAGGCGGTGATATTCTTCCAATGTTTCATGACTCATTTACCTCCTTTCCGGTTAAGTTACATTATGTCCGTAAGCAAGCCGCCAATCGTAGAAGTCCACGTTTGTCCGTTTGTAAACAGACCATTTCGCCGAATAGGTTTCAAAATCCCTATCGTAATTGAACTCAGGTTTCACCCTATTCCACCAAATCAGGAACATTTTGCACAACTTACTGTCCAGCATGAACCAGTTGTTGGAATCGGTCAGTCGATCCCACACGGCCAATTTGTACCTGCCGTAATGGAAGTTTCTGTTGTTATTGTCGGTTTCTGTTTTACCCGTGGAATTTATCACCTCCCAGGCGGCCTCTTCATTAGAAACCGTACAAAGAATCGTATCATAGTTGATATTGGCAAGTTCGCCCCTGTCATTGAAAATAGACTGATGGGCTATTCTGCGAGTTGCCTCTATAGATATCGCACTCAAAGCGGTTGTCCCTGAATTGTCCTGGGTGGTTGCGTCATCCGGAGAATACGGATGGCTTGAACTGCATAGGGGTTGAGAGTCGCCACCCCCCGTTCCGACGAAGGCATTGTTGAAAATTGCAGCGCCCTCTTTTTCATCCGTTCGTGAAGTGGATACAGCCAATTGCCACGGTCTTCGGTCCATGATGCCAAACAGGTCATCGTCATACAACTTACGTTGGACCTTCATCCCCAAACACTTCTCGGGGAAATAGGTCGTTTTATCGTAAAGCTGACTTGGGGTATCATACGAAACCTGACCGTCAAAAGTGTCAAGATCCCCCAATGCACCGACACCACTTAGCATCTCATAGTTTTTGGTTGTTGGCTTAATACCGAATATCATTGGAATCATAGACTCCTTGATATTCTCCTCATATTCTTTCGTGAAAATCTTGTAGAACCTCGGATCCAGGAGATCGCCAAAATTTTCAGTAATAGCTATGCTTCCTCGTGCCATTTTCTATGACCTCCTTTCATTAGGCTCTATTGGGACTGCACCAATAGTTTTCATAGGGTACAGTGAATTGATGGAAAAACCTTGCATTGGAAATCTTCAGTCCGTCAAGGTCTTGGGCCAGTTTCCGTTTTGCTATCCCTGGAGCGGAAATAAAAGTTTCAATCCCGCAAATCTCATCCGTTGTTGAGGCTTCTACGCACTCACTCTTGATACCCGTGTAAGTTGCGTTGAAGTCAACAAAGATCGCCAGGGGTGGCAAAATCACGAGACAGTAATCACCTGTCGCCACGGCGTTTACAAGTGCCGTACGCAGGGTTGCGCCCGTGGTGTTGTTGTTGTCTCTGATGTAATGCAGATAGTTAGCATTACTTCCGGTAAGGAAATAAATCCACCCACCAATTAGGATATCGGCGGTTCCACAGGAAGGGATTGTCAATGATGTAGCCGCAGCGGCACCAACATACGCGGTGTCCCTGTTATCAGCTCCAGCTTCATCCGTCTGCATATACTCAGCTTCGAGAATGGTAGACGGAAGAACCGGCGACATCATCTTTCTAACCCAGTTTCCTGAACCGGAAGCGACATTCAATACATAAGTAGCGCTGACAGCAACGTCTTCCTCCAAAATGCCACATACATTCTCCATCGCCGTTGTTTCCCCGGCATGTGTGAAGAACCTGCCAAGGTCCTCGTCAGTATGATCTTGCGCTTTGACAAGAGAACCCTTGTAACGAGCAGTAGTACCACTTCCGTCACAGTTGGTATTGTATATGACATCAAAGGGAGCAGGAACAATGCCACTGCACATATCTCTGATGATTCTCATTATTAATTTGCCTCCTATTCTTTCCAGTTTTTAAAGTTTACTGTCCCACAAAATGGACAGCCTACATTGATCGTGTCATTATAGGGGGCGGCTGTGTCCGTAACCCCTGAGAGTGCGGCATAAGTCACACTCGCTCGCGATGCCTCTTTATCCCTTGATAAATCCAAGGGGAATCCGCATCTTTTACATCTGAAGAAATTGTAATCTTCATTTGTTTCACCAGGGGAGTTTTGCCTCATTCTCTATCCTAGCCTTCTAATCCATATTGGGTTTTTACTCTCGGGTCCAGATTGGCAATCCATTCATTACGATCTTTGAAAAGACCATCGGAAATATCGCGTTGCATGGCCTTCTCTAACCTATCCGGAAGCTTGCCTTTGTCGTCAGATGGGGTCTTGAAAGATTTCCCGCCTTTCAACATCTCCAATCGTTTTGGGTCTTGACTGTTAAGGGTTGCTAGAAGTCCCGTACTAAAATCCGCCGTGCTTTTCGCATACGCAAGCTCAACGGCTTGAGTGGGAGCCAACCCTTTTCCAACATAATCATGTGCAAGCTTAGAGGCATTATCCTTTATGTCATCATAATAGGGTTGCCCTTCAAGCCCGGACAGTAACTTGTTGACAGCATTGGTGTTCGCCCTCGATTGGCTTGCTTTCGCTGTTTCCAGAAGACCTAAATACTCATCAAGCGCATCGACTACATTTCCATTGAGTATCTTTTCTTGCAGCTTTTCATTCAAAGCCGTAAGCCCGTCTTGTTGCTGTGGCATGACTTGTGGCTCAAACCGTTCTGGCACATTGCCAATATTATCTAACTTACTGGCAATCACTTTTAACGTTTCAGACGTGTCCTTCTGTCCAGCGAACAACCTGCCAATGGCCGATGATATTCTGTCCATGTCTTTTTCATCGCCCTTTAAAAATGAATTCCGTACGTCCTCCTCTGTGATTTCCGTTTCCTGTGATGTATCCTCGGTCTCCTGACCTTGGGCATCCTCATCTTTCTTTGGCATAGATTACTCCTTCTGTTTGGTATCCCTTACAAGGGGCCAATGGTTAATAAAAAAAGCCCGAAAAAGCGTTCATTATCTGAACACTTAACCGGGCTTAATAAGAATCTAACTTTATGTTAGGCTAATTAAGAATCCGACTCACTAACTTTTACCATATTTAACAATGTTTTAATGGACTTCTCATCTAATGTAATCGTGAAGTTTCTCAATCCCCCTTCATGTAATTTTATATTTATCTCAGCATTTAACCCAAGTTTTTTGTACGTTTCATATAAATCAATCGCTTCCTGTATCTTCATATTGATTCACACTTTTATGTATTTGTCAAGAAGTTTTCTTTTTTTCCTCTAAAAACGCGGCCGTTATCCTATCAATAAACCCAACATCCTTTTTTATTCTTTCCTGTAATCTAACCAATTTTACCAAATCTTCCAAGGCGTTAGGTTCGACTATTATCATCTCGATTATCTGTGCGACAATCTTCTTCGTCATTGCATCAATCAGCACATCACCGCCATACTCTTCTTTCCATTTTCGCAATGCCAGTGATTGATATCTTCGTTTTGCATTATAAAAAGGACTATTTGCAGGATCATTTGGATCCCTGAATTCTTCTTTTTCTTGAGAATAAAATATTCCCGTTAATATGCTCATGAATCGTTCATTATCCATTACTACATCATTCCTCTGGTTTCAGACCTCTTATTCCTAACGCTACGTTCAGTATCACTCATAGCAATACCCTGTTCATTACTTGGCGTTCCAGGCCCAAATTGCCGTTGCATCATCTGCATGTTCCCGGCATCAGTCTTCGGTTCGAAGAAGTCCTCATCAAATAACTGTGCCAATTGTGGCCTATTTCTATTCCGGAGAATGTTGCTTAGAAAGTAATTCAATATCTTTGGGGTATTCGGGTTCGGAACCGCTTGAACAATCTGGATAAGCTGTATGTCTTGGGAAACTTCGGTTTCCTTTTGTTGTTCCAGTTTTACAGAGCTTGCCACGGGTTGAAACTTGTATTCCTCTTTGGGCATGATATCAAACTTGAATGGTCCTCCAAGGATAGCGATGAACGTCAGAGGACACCCAAACTTTTGAGCAAATCGAATAGTCATCTCTGCATCCGGTATAAGAAACGTCTGTTCTATCATGGTAAGTACGAAATCAAGTTTTCCCGTGCTAAACTGTGCGTTCAATACCCCTTGGGTAGCAGTCTTGGATTTATCCATGCCCTGTGTCGGAGGGGTAATACTTGATGTCAATTGGATCTCACTATCAAACAATAAATGCTTTTGCCAAGCATCACTGGTGATATTGGTAGGTTTCGGCATCTTTACTATGTCATCCGGATTACCCGACAATAACCATTTCTGTCTAGGAGCATATTGAATTGAATCCCAATCAAACACGGCAAACTGATTGAACATGGTAGGGGGAAACAGGTTCATCCATATCTCATCGAACATGGCATTGATATTATCGTTCAGTGCGGTTTGTAAGTCCTTGAATGGTTCCACCATCCCCATACTGTTCCATCGTTCCGGATCTAGGTAGATATGAAGGTCTATAATCGAAATCTCCTCGTAACTATTCGGTTCAAATCTGATAAGGGTTGGATTATTCTTATCGGCAATAGCAACTACCATATGAATCCACTCCACATCATCGCCCTTTAACTCCTTATCATCCTCTACCAACTTGTATGAGAATTCCTTACCATTGACTTTTTTCACAGGCAATACACCCTGACGTTCAAATACCTCAACCTCTTGGTAAAACTCCTGTTCAGGTGGATTTTCCTGCTTATCAATCTTTTTAAGTTGTTCCCTGTCCTGCATCGAAGAGGTTTGTTGAGGCTGTTGTGGGTTTACATTGTCTAGGTTAGAATAAAGACCGGATGCCCGAAGTTCCTGAATATCTTTGGGTTCTCTGTGGATGAAAAACCTACCTTCCCTACAACTTTGCCCAGGCTGTAATGACCAATCTACTACTACATCCTTATTGTTCAACACAGTATCTTCGGGCCTGTCTTCCACGGGAAGACTCATTTTAGCCTTTATGGTAGTTTTTCCAAATTTAAGATATCCTTCATTGTCATAATAAGGTGTTGTCATCTCTTGTTCCGCACCATCTTGTAAAACTTTTTGCTTCCAGCCTTTTTTAACATAGGCGACGCCATTTAAAAGACCACGCAAAATAGCAAGGGTTGCAGTTATGACAAACTTATCCTTCGCCCTCCATTTGTCCAAAAGCATTTCTCGTTGCCAACACCCCTTTTGATCGAACCCGGACACACCGATTACGGGTGTGGCACCGAATATTTTCTGGATAAAATATGGAACAGCAGTCCATACTACCTGGAATACTTTATTGATTACGACATTGCTTTCCCAATCATAATTCTTCAGGGGTCGTTCACCTCTTAACATCCGGTACAAGTCGTCATAGAGTGTATCAAGGTCCGATACAAACTGTCGGCCCTTGTCCCATTCCTCCATTACTTGGGAACAAAGTCTTTGCTGCCAATCTTTTTTAACTGAGTCCTGATTTTCATCGTTAGGTTTTTGGTAATATTCTGACATAGCTTATTTCCTCTTTGACTCTCTCAACTCATCAAGAATTAGCATCAACAGTAGACACACGGGGTTATTGTTCCCATATCTACCGGCCAACGTGAATGCCCTTACTTGGTCTTCATTCACGGATGTAGCATGTAATTGTTTCTTTACACTTTGCCATACCTTTTCGACTGCCCCCTTTTGGTCGGGGAACTTAATTTTTTCCTTTGCCATAGTTGCCTCCTTAGTGCTTTGATTTGAGTTTATCCATTAAGGTCATCGCGTCTATTCCTGTTACGATACCCTGCTCCTGTTTATACCTAGACTTGAAATGTAAATCCACAATGGCTTTTAACGCCTTAACCATTACATCCATAGTCGCCAACAGATCATTCATAGGGCCTGAAACGCTTACATTGCCGTCTTCCAATAAGTCAACATCAAAATGGGCTATAATCTTTCGGTCTCCTTTGGTAGACGACTGGGTTGCATTTTCTTCATCTTTTTTTTCATTCATACATTCCCCCTTACCATCTCCCTTATCATAAATTCAGAAAGTTCCTCGTCCAAACCCTTGTACTCTCCAAAATATGTCAAAATTTTGAATATTTCTTTACCCCGCAACCATTCATCTAACATCTCTTTTTCATTATCTTGTAGTTTTGGGATCTCAGATGCCCGAAATGTACGAATCCAGTTGTCTTGGTATTCCTGAAATCCAACGCTTGATTCTGCTTGGGTCCATCCTGTGTTAAGAACGTTCATTATCTCCCCGTAATGCTTCGTTTCCGATAACCCTGTGTCACAACCCCATGATGCTTTCCGGCAAATAATATCCGATGGTCTTTAGCTAAACATTCCAACACCATGTTATCGTGAGAAAACCGTTGTTGGGGTTGTGATTTTGGGTCATTCACCTGTTTCGTTTGGGTAGTTTGCCATTCACCATAACTCCATCTCTGTATAGATTTATGAAAATTTACACAAGTATTGCATATCCAGAGGGTAGGAAGACTTATCGCCTTCCCTTTTTCCTGAATCTTATTATTAAATGGTTTTCCAACCATTGTAGCATTCTTAAATCTTCGTCTTATTTCATTCCTGCCTTTCGTATCCTTAGTATCCCATCCCTGCCAAAAAGTAGGTGTACCCAATCCGTGATCTCTTCTGATATTATGAAAATGTCTGTTTAAATCATCAGTGGTACTCATCAGAGTATTGGCTTGTTTTTTGTTCGCCAACGGATCAATCAAGTTGCATATATAATAATAATCCCCTGATTTCCTGGCAATTGATCGGGCAATTTCGTAAGTGTTCATAGCCTTTGGTCCATCAATTGATGGATGCATTTCCTGCCACAAAAACCATTCATCATCCGGTGAAACACTTAACCATCCAACACTCCATGGTATTCTGCTTTCGTGGTAATCAACTCCCCTAGAATGAGTCCATTCATATGGAATATCATCCGGGAAATAGGTTCTGTAATCAATATAACAAATCTGCGGATTATAAGTCTTATGCACCCTGCCTGTTATCTGCTTAAATACCCCAAACCTTCTTAATTCATAGAGGTCTTTATCAACATTCGGATCAATACCATCAAGAATAACGTCAATTCCTTCCTTGCTGAGAACCGGATTGTCATCCGTTGCAAGTTGAATAACCGCTATATTTGGACTTCCGGCTTTGTTGTATTCTTCCTCTGGAAGATTTAGTTCCCTGCATATAGTCGGCGATCTCCAGAAATAAGAAGCCCGTAAAAATACGTCATCATACAGATAGCTTAAACCATTCACTGGGGTTAATGTGATTATCTCATCTCCTACCAACCCCCTGTCTTCAGGCTTTAGACCTGGAGGATTATTCAATCTGATCCGTGATTCTTCCCTGTATTGCTTCGGGCTTTCCTCATCTTCCCACAAGGAACTTCGCTGTACTTTTCCAGTGTCTTGTAATTCCTGTTTGGTTGATCGAAATTCAATGAAATGCCTTCCCAAATGTCCAGCTACAACCATACTGGATGACCGATGAGTAATATCTTTTAAGATCGCTTCAGGGGGTAGTAATTTCTTAAATTCAAGGTACTGAGTATTGTCCTGTTCCTCCGGATCAGCCGATGGTTCCGGCAAGGAACTACTCAAGCACCTGATGCTTTTTGACAACTTGTTCTTTTCCGGTATCGGGTGAATCCCCAATATCCTTAGAACATAATTATATGCAACACTCGCGGTCTTTCCCCCTTGGTTTCCTGCATCAAGGAATATCGTATGGTGAGGCAATGTTATCAACCTCTGAATATGGGGGGCATTCTTGAAGTTTATCAGGTTTTCAAACTGTGCGATCTTGTCTGTAACCTGTATGCCGCTAAGCGCCGGCGCCGGTTGTTTCTCGGTTGCCATTTTTCATATTTCCCAGCATAAATCTAGGTGTAAAATTATTTCCGCATTCTAAGCAAATCCAAGTCAATTCATCCTTTATCCGAAATGTCTTGAATATCTGCAAACAAATCGGACATTTGGCATGCCTGTGTTCGCCGTGCCTATCGCTAAACTTATGATTTGGCTTATCCTGGCAAACGTGCTTGTCCAGCCTTTTAAATGTCTTACCGCAATATCCACATATTTCTTCACTCATGATATGTCACCGGTTCCGGAAATAGTTTTACGCCATTCGTGAGCTGTAGATAAGTTTCATCTCCCCAACTACACGCCCATTCCACACATTTTCTCTTTTGATGGTCACGTTCAAGATCTTGAGGACGATATATTTTTTCCTCATTATCAATTCGGTATTTACCTTCCAGTCTCTTTTCAAGCTTTTCCCATTTAAGTTTTTCGTACAATTCATCCCATTTATCAGATCCAACCCCAAAAGCCCTTATGGTGAACTGTTCCATTTCCGTACAACCATGCTTTAGAATCACCTTTGCCTGAATACCAACCCTGTCTCGAATGTCACGGGCAACTTTCTTGTGAAACTTTCTCGCATCTTCCAAGCCACAACCAAGGGGGGCATACCAAAACGCATTATACAAACCAGAAACAAACTTTCGGGACTCCATACCACACTTTGAATATATCCCCTGTTTTCTATGCTTTCCGTATTGAAGATCATGTATCTTCATTAAAGCAACAACCGTTTTTGGTCTATAAACTACTTTCCAGCACCCCAGGCATCCCTTTGGGATGAAACTGTAAAATATGAAATATATTTGATACCATAGTTCACAAGTTCGATCCCTCGGCCACAATCCGAATATCCACGGCTCCAAAGGTGTTCCCTGCCATCGAGGAACTATCTCTTCGTTTGGGGCAACCTCGAATTGACCATTCATGAATTGTTTGGCGACAGGGGTAATGACATCCCCTTCACACCATTGTTCATACAGACTTTTTTCTGCCACTGGATTTTTTCTCTTTCAATTTTCCAACTTCTAGGGCTACATCATTACAAAAATCCCGAAGCCTTGATAATTCCATTTCAAGTGCTTCTGCCCTTATCTCCCACGGTTTTTTGATAAGTTTTGCTTCTATCCTTTTCACTTCTTCGTCTGCTTTTCCCATTTACCCTTCCTCCTTTTCTTTGTATGTTTTGATTTTCGTTTACCCTCTACACCGGTTATCGATCGCGCATTTACACTGGCATAGAAAACTTCCTCACCTTTTTTGACCCCATACTTCTTCTTCATTGCAGATAATATCTTTCTGCCTTTTGCGGTTAACGGCATTATTTTAGTTCTTTTTATTTATCGTATTTAATCATAAGCGAACCCTGAGCAATGATCTGATTAACCATTGCAAGATCTCTTTTTGCTTCAGTAGCGTAAGGATATTGCCTTATGGCTTTTGAAAAATCATACTTGGCACCATACATATTCCCCAATCTCATTTTCAGTCTACCGCTTACAAGAAGAGTACCCCATGGAACCAAATCACCATTTGGGTTCACTATGGCTTGATCTATGTATTCCTGTGCGATATAGAATTTATTCATGTTCGTATACAGGTTAGCCGCTTCAAAATTGAATAAACTATTTTGTGGATCCAATCTAATGGCATTCATGATATGCATATGAGCGGTTTTTATATCCTTCGCCATTAAACTATTCTGGAAGTCCCGGTGTTCCATTGCCGCACAAAATGGGGATAGAATACAATAAAAGAACACACCAGCCAACATCATTACTATGATGCTACGCATAATTCTTGATACCTCCCAAGCATCCGAATATAACAGAGAATAAAAACAGGGTGGAATTCAACCTGAACGGAAAAAAGAATGCAGCCGATACCATTACCGCCATAACAAGGGAAATCAATGTCAATAATATAGCCATTTCTTCCTTGTTCTTCGAGTGGTGCATTCTCTGAAAACCACGCTTCATTATCCTCCAAAAAAACAAGAGAAGCGCCACCGCCGCCACGATACCGCCATCATTCAGGATTTCAAGGTATTCATTGTGAGCCCTTCTTGGCTTGCTATCGTATCCTGTAAAGAAATCAGGATGCTTTTCCAGGATACGCGATTGAACGTCATAAACCTGATTGCGGAACGACCACAAACCCGTTCCAAATAACGGACTGTCCGTGAACATCTTAAACGATACAGTCCAATACTTCGTCCTGGCAACAATTGAAGAAGTATCGAATGACCATGTTGGAATAACGTTCGGTTTGATAAGTACGGCAACGAAAATAGCAACGAACACGCCCAATATAAGAGCTCGGATATCAGTAGAAATCTTAAAATATTTACGGTAGAATACCCCAAAAAATACTACCCCTATCATCGTTCCAAGAACAGATGCCCTCCCGAATGTAATGTAAAGGGCAAATACTGTAACCAAAAACCCGAAAAGCGCCACAAGCCTCATCCCGCCTTTATTTATAGCCAGCAACCCTAACCATGAAAATATTGGAAAGATTAAATAACAGGCAGCATAATTACTGTTTCCTATTGTAGCTATGATATTCCCGGAATTTGTAGCATATCGTAAAAATGGGTAGTAGTTAAGTTTATGGCAAAAAACAAGGACAGATACAAAAATACCTGCCCCCCCTATTACCCAGAAAAGCTTTTTTATGTCATCCAGTACAAAGTAATTGGCGACGAAGTAAAATATCACAAGGCAACTAACGTTGAGTACAACCGCAACTTTCGTATAGTAATAATTCCTGGTGTATAGAAATGAGAAAAAATTAAGGGCGATAAGCAGAACTAACATCTTACTGGTATTGTCCCATACGATCTGATCCTTAAACCATATGAGCGCAGTGCACAATAAAATAGCAAGACCGGTTATGATGATTTGCTTTGGTATCTCAAATGGGTTGGAAAGAGACTTCGGCAGAATAAACACAGGCACCATAAACACCGCCAGTAAAATCATGTGTTTTACAAGATCGTCCAGGGTAATTGATTTATCTTTTGCTTCCATGGTTCTCCGTTGTAAAAACCTTATTCTCAAGCGTCCTTATGATCCGGTGTATTTCTTCATCGACATCACCTTCATTCAATCCGTATCGCTGAGTAACCATATCATTTAACCTTCCCAAAAATAATTCACATACTTCATGAAAGGCAGCCTTTCTTATATTATAGTCATTAATAAAATCTTTACTGTTTTCCTCCCACTTGCTAGATAATATAATAGTCGCACACCCAGAAACACAATTAAATGCGATTTGTGCTCTATTCTCCAATGGCTTAAACGTAAAATGAATCTGCCATTGAACCAACCCGAAGAAATCAATCCACTTCAGGCACTCTTTCTTGAATATCTCAAAGTGCTTTTGCGTTAATTTCATGTGTTATCTGTCTGGTTTATCAAACGCCAGATCACGCACATTTTTCACATCACAACCGGATGCCCACATTTCATATCCAAAATCTTCAAGTAATACTTCCAGCTCGTGGTCTAACTCCTCGTTAAGACCTCCACCATAAAAAACCTTTAATTCATTTTCTTTCAGTTCCACTATTCAATCCTCCTTTCACTCACAAACCCGTTCACATCAGATCTGGAATAAAACTTTGGGTGCACAGGCCCACTCACCTTCCTGTAGGCATTGCACGGGTCCAAGCAAACCCTACAAACTTCCTCACAATGTCTCTTAGGTATGGGCCTTTTATCATACCACATCCTCATCAACATTCATACAACCTGTCTCAGCAATCAGCTTTAAAGGCTTTTTCATAAATTAAAAACCTTTGTGTGTCATGAGGTATCATACGGGACTCCTTGGAACCTTCTTTTTCCGTTTCTGCTCCCCCCCCACCCCTTAACTGCTAGGCCCCTGGGGAGGCCTGACCACGACCCTGCAGGCCATTGGTTAACATAATGTTTTTTATCAGCCGTTGTCATTATCATGTAAGTCGTTGTTATCATTGGATATATGCCTAACGTCTACAGTGGGTAGGCCGTGCTTAGTGTTCATGATCTGTGAGAGTGTGGACATGAGCTCAGGGGATATGACGTTGTTCTGCTGTACCATCAGCTTATCAATGTAAACCGACTGTGCGTGTGAGGGCATAATACCTACCATTTTAAGTGTATCGATGGTTGCCTTGTAATCCTTTTCTTTCAGGAAGTGTTTGAGGTTGCGATATGCAATAGGGGCAAGCTGAACGATCTTTTTCTGGGATGCCTCAATTATCCGTTTGGCGCGCTCATCCGAT